ATCATCATGGAGGCGATGTTCTGGGTAGGTACACCAATACTCATGATGATTGTATTGTCAGCGTGTATTCAAATTCACGAAAAATTTACAGGAGGCTCATATGAGTTCATCGAAAGAATATTTGATTGCTAAGAAAAACCTGCTCAGGTTAAATGCACAGGCAAAGGTAGATGCCTTGAGCAATGCAATAGATGCATTAAAAGATGCAAAATGTGTGTGTTGCACAGATGGTTTGCACAAGAATGACATTGATTTGGAAGGTTTGATACTTCAAATGACAGATGTCATGTCAGTGGCAAAGGGCGAAACAAGTCGTTTAAACGTAGTAGAGCCTCAAGCGATAGATGATCATTACATGGGGGTATCCGATGATGAATGATTATCCGAGAGGTTTAACCTTGAATCTCTCTGGCATTGAAGATGCTAGAGAGTATTTGAGGGATGCTAAAGCAAGGTTTAACCCTACTAATACAACGATAAAGAAACCTTGTGTTTCTATTAGGTTGTTATTACAAAACGATTATGACCTGCTTACACAAGCATCAACAGGGATGCATAACATGAAGATGTTCAGGTTTGTGCATGGTGAGAAAAAATATACATGGGAGAGTGACAATGGCTAGATATAAAACAATAAGATATGTCCTTATACCAATATGGGATAAACAATGGGTTGAATGCGAGGCTGATAATTTCACAGAGGCAATGAGAAAGTTCAAGAAAGATGACAATGTTGATGTCACGCATTCTGAATTGGGCGAGAGTGAAGAAACAATTGATATTCAAGTAATGTTAGCAACAACAAAAAGGGTGGAGGAGTCTGACAATGGATAAACAAGAAATGATTAATGATGTAAAAGGCATACTTAAAGCCAATGAAGATAATCCTTACTGCTCTGTATTTTGGTTAGCAGATATGATTAAAGAAATAGTAACTAATCCAGATTTAAAGGAGTTTGACAATGAGTGAATACAAAGTATTAATCATCGGTGATGAAATGAGTGGCTTAGATTTAGAGGTAAGATCTTTTGATGAAAAGCCTACGCTAAAGGAGATGCAAGAGATGGTGGGTGGATACATAGAGTTCGTGCCTATCTTCATGCACAAGGCTCTTGCTGAAAGCAATTTTATTATGCAAAAAGTATCCAGTTTGCTTGAGCTTACAGAAGAACAACTGGAAAAATATGCAGGTGCACAGATGTCAGGTGTCATTAATGAAGAAGGAAAGATAAATGGCTCTGAGCCTAATCCAATAGCTACTGAGCTTTATGATGCGTTTAAACGATCAAAAGGAATGCCTGAGGATGGAGATTGGATTGCAGGAACAATGTTCATTCCGATCAACTTCGATATAGATTAGTTACTCTGTAAACCTTTTAATATAAAAAGTTCTTGACACAAAAAAACACAAGCCTCATAATGGGGTTTCAATAAATCGCAACTGACTGTGGAGGTCGATATGCAAAAGACTAAAAAGCCTTTGATTCAAAAGCACTATGAAAAACTCAACCTTATTCGTTTATTCAAGGATGATTTGGTTGTCGTTCCTTGCTCATACAAAGGAAAGCATAGAGGTGCATTGGCACTCAAGCAAGGCACTCGTTTCATTCCCATTGCACTACTGATAGATAGCAAGCACATAGACGATTTCGATTATGTGGGTTTTGAAGCATCGGATGTCATCAATCAAATATTCGATGACATAAGGAAAATTGATCCAAGAAAAACACTTGACGAGATCAATGAGCATGACGAGGGTGTATCACTAGCGTTCAATGAGCTAGTGGATGGACTCTTGCAAATGGAAGAAGAACTAGATTTAGATATTTACACTGGCGAAAACAAAAGCTCTAAGGAGGGCAAATAATGAAAATCACTGAACTAAAAAAACTAGCAAAAGAAATTGGTCAAAACAAAATCATCAAGATGATTGAGTCTACCATTGAGAAAGATGCAATACCTGCGGATGTCAAAAAGCATGTGCAAGGTGTACTCAAGCACTTCAAGTCTGACTCGTTTAAACAAGCAGATGCAGGTGGTAGCTAATGGCTACCCCTGCGCCAAGAGAGGCATTCGATAGCGATCAAGAGTATCTAAAATCTTATTGGATAACCACAGAATTCGGTGTCGATAATGCGGATGATTATGATGTGTTTTTAAACTTCTTTGGCGAGGGACATTGTCCTCAAACAGAAGAAGAGAAAGAGCATCATAAGGCTTTGCCTGATATAGGCATACAAGTATATCGTGGATATGAATTCTCTAGTGGCTCACCATATCGTATGTCATGGACTCCAAACAAGCGTGAAGCTGAATTCTTTGCACATAGAACAGCCATGTTTGAAGAATGTTTTAGGAAAAATGGTGACTCGAATCGCACTAAAGAAATCATGCCAATGCTTGCAAGCATGACAATAAGCAAGGGCAACATAGATGCGGTGCTGTTAGAGCGTGAAGTCGAATACATAATCTGTCATGCAGATGCTATATGGTATGACGAGTATGAAGAGTTCGAGATTAAAATAGAAGAAAGATCTGATTTATTGCCAACTAAGGAGGGCATATGAGTAAAATGACAAAAGAAGAAGAAAAGCTTTTCAATGACAATGTTGTATTGTTGTCTGACAGAAAAGAATCGTTTAAACAAGGTAAAGCAAGACTCGAAGGCTCACTGCGTGTTGAGCAAAGCTTGAAGAATGCAAGCTATGACAAAAACTTTGGATTCTGGTTTGAAAGTCAAAACACAGCCGAAGTAAACATAACAGGTAAGGTCAGTAAAAAACTATTCAAGGCTCATGGTAGCGAACAGGAAGCAAAAAATTACATGAGTTATTTACTTCATCTTATCAGTGTTGGAACTTTCGGTATAACAAGTTATGCAGAAGATGCGTTCAATATGCAAGCTATTGCGAACAATGAAACAGTATTCGCTAAGTTTCCTTACGATGAAACAATCCCTAAGGAAGAACTTACAAGCGATGACATCATAGTGGTTACGATACCTGATCATAGAGAAGAAATCTTTGTGTGCTTGGAAACGGAGATTATGTCATGAGAGCACCTCCGCATTGGTACAATCTCGCAGAAAAATTTAGGCGAGAAAATCAAACACTTCAACAAATATCTGATCTCTTGGGAGTAGCTATACCTACTCTCAGGACTCAGCTATTGTTGCGAATGAAAGATTATGATTCGTTTAAACAGCCTACTGCAAACAATGAAGCAAGACAAAGGAGCTTGAGAATATTGGAGGCAGTCGATGCAAAAGAATCTATTTCTAAAATCGCAAGAGAGGAAAGTGTTTCTCGGCAATGGATATACAAGCTATTGAAAAGGCGAGAAGAAAAGATTAACAGATTTGTTAAAGAAGAATTCAAACGAAAACAATTAGAGAAGAAATTCGAGGATTACAGTTATGAATGATGAAAAACTAATTAAAGAATTGGCTAAGTATATGCATGCATTGGATGACATGAATGTGCTCACAGCAAGATTAAAATCTTGCGTAGGCGCAATCAAAAGATCTAAGTCGGCATGGGCAAAAAAGTATTGGACTCATGTTATGAGAACATTGCATGACCAACACCTGAGCAGACACAGACAAGCAAAACCATTAAACGATAATCGTGTTTTACACTAGGAGGTGACATGACAGACACTAAACATATTTCATTGACATCAGAAAAGGTTAAAGATTTGGTAGATGATTTAGGTTGGGATTACGACAGGATGAGCACATCAGGACAAGAAACATACAAAGAATTATGTTTGAAGCTTGGTTGGGAGTTTGAGACTGATGATTGACTTTGAATATAAAGAGATTGTCAGGGCAAGCATGGGTACTCGCAAGATGATTATCATCGGCTACATTGAAAAATGTAGGCAAGGTTATTTCTTTAGACCTAAAGGTGAATCTCATATAAACCTAAAAAGAACGAAAAGATTTAAAACTCCGAGTCAGGTCAGGACATTCATCAAAGGTAATTTAAAATGCGTTTAAACATTTACATAAATCATGCTGCTTAGTTTCAGGCAGCAATCAACACGGGTGCTTCAGAGATCGTTTAAACAGTTTTGATCCCAGCGAGGAATGCTGGTGGGAAGAACAAGATCAAGATGATTCTTGGTTTCAAAAGCAACAAGAAGAACAGCAACAACAGGAGGATACAGATTAACTGTATCTTCCTGTGTTCGCATCATATTTCAATTCAATAACACCCAATCTTCCTGATTGTCTGAATCTAATCTTCTTCACATGAACTCTTACATCGTTAGAGTTTGGAGTGAAATCTCTTTCAACAATCAATAGATTGTCACACTTATTATAGAAATTAGCCGAGCCTGATATGTCCTGCGCTGTCGGAGTCGGAAAACTTCCATCCATGTTCCTCCTGAGTTTAGTCGGATGCGCAACAAGCCATACATGAACACCATGTGTCGATGCCCATCTTTTTATCTGCGCTAACATCAATGACACATATTCGGTTTCGGTATATCCAGAAGGTCGTTTGTGTTCAAATTCATTGTAAGGATCTAAAACCAAACCACGAAGATTCGGATACCTCTGCACTGCATTCGATGCTGTGTTTAAACACCATTCAATAGTCGGAGGCTCATCCTCGCTACGAATCCAATAAAAATGTTCTTGAATAAATTCAACCGCAGGATACCATTCGTCATCTCTTACTTTGTTACCAGAAGCTACATCCCAAGTCGGTTTACCAACTAATTTGGCTACCAATTTATTTATATGTTCATCGACAGGGTTTTCAAAGCTACATATAGCAAATCTATGAGCGTGACTCTTTGCCAAGCTGAGGATGATTGCATCTAAAAGCTCTGATTTACCGCCATTAGGCACACCTGATACGAGTGTTAACTCTCCTGCACGAACACGATACGCGCCAGAACTGCCATCTGCGTTACCATCCATTGCTTTTATACCAGTAGATAATCCTGTACGAACATCTCCATGCAACAGGCGCAGAGCATTTTCCATGAAATCGTGAGTTTCTCTAAGATCTTTCAATGGATATGGAGTCGCATTATCGACAACATCCAACAAAGCTACCTTTCCATTGTTTAACATATCATTTGCATCCTTATGACCACTCGGTAAAGACACTTTCCAACATCTCACTTTTCCAAGCCTTCGAGCTAATTCTTCTCTTAATTCAATACCTTGCTTGTCATCATCTGTAAATAATATTATCTGTTTAAACGATTTAAGCTCATCATGCAAGGATTCTAACCAAGACATTTTCTTGTCACCTGCCCCATCTGGGACTGAAATTACATTGTTAAGACCTGCTGACATACAAGCTAGAGCATCCATTTCTCCCTCTACTATGATCAATTTATCCTCATTTTGGTCAACTAAACTCCATAAATAAGGTAATCTCGTGCCATTTGGTGTCTGTGAAAAGGATTTATCTAGTGTCCTGAACTTGATATTGGTAGTTTGTCCATTGTTTCTATGTAAAAAAGCGATTGCTTTTTGTTTTTTTCCACCGATAAAAGTGTTTGCACATCGAACTTCCGCTATATCTAACACTCTTTTTTCTATTTTTCTTTCACTGACAAACCAATCTAAAAATTCTTCGGTCAGAGGATAGGTCTCGATATCGTCTT